GCCACTGCAGACCACTCCTACAATCTTCGGAACGGAAGACTTCGTACCCCGTAAGGGCGTCATGACGCGCTACGGTAAGAAGATGGTCCGTCCGGATATGTATGGATTGGTTATCGTACGCGGACTTCTCGGAGAAGCCGGCGCCACTAGCTAAACACTAGCAGCGTAAATATAATGTTAAGCCCTCGCCTTTTGGCGGGGGCTTTCATTTTGGAGAACTACTTATGATCGGAGGATTTAAAACCCTTCGTTAATTGACCTAATTTATATTATAAAGGAGAACATAATTATGGGAACAAAAAGAGTAGGTTGGGCACGAATTCGGAGCCTGATTAACGAAAACGCAAACACATTGCAGCAACGCCGACGAGTTGTCCGGAGCGCGCTGACATCGAATACCACTTTAACTTCTGCCGACTATGGCAAGTTAATTTTAGTAGACGCGTCAGCGGCTTCCACTAACTTCACGATAACGCTGCCGACATCACCTGAAATTGGAGCGACACTGCAATTTCTTTTGGTCGCAGATAGCCACTCGGCGTCGCAGCCCCTGTTTGATAGCGGATCTGGCCATACGATTAACGGCTATGCCACGAAGGCTACAGCTGACTTAGAAGATGGTCTCACCTATTATCATTCGGCTCAAAAGCTTGTCTTTGATGACAGTTCGAAGAAAGGTGCGCGCCTAACGATAGTCTGTACCGCTGCAAAAACTTGGTATATTACCGACTGCGTATCAAATCAAGCTACCCTTAGCGATTTTGACTAAACAACCGTGATCTAAATAAGTTTTTACTTGCCCCCTCTTCGTTACAGAAGAGGGGGTTTTTCTCTTTTAACAACTAATTATTATAACACAGGAGGCCATTATGGGCAAAAAAAGAAGAATTTTAACTTCAAACAAATACAACAGCAAGCTGTCTGCGCATCCGATTTTCGTAAAAAAAACAACCAGCGCTACAGACAGTACAGAAGTTGATACAGCCACTGAGAATGTAACAACACCAACAATTGAGAAGGTTAATAATATAAAACTAACCGAAGACACCTTGACTCCCGAGACTCTCGCGCTGCCGACGGAAGAAGTAACCACAACCACTACTGTCGCGACTCCTAAGTTAGCTGCACCTAAAAAGGCAGTTACGAAGACTACGAAGGCGCCAACCACAAAGAAGGCAACCACAAAAAAAGTCTCGTCACGAACTAGAAAAACGAAAACCAATACTAAAACAAGTACAACAACTCAATAAAACGAATTTAACATTTCGGCTTTGTGTTTTGCTGACTAATTAGACATTAGGAGGCTATATGTATGTCTTACCCCACCCTTACTCCCGCTAGCCAAACAAGCGCTGTTGTATTGCCATCAACTGGTAGTGCGAATCTTGTGTCTGGCTCTTTGCCGTACGGCATTTACTCGAATTCTTCGGACTTCTTGCACGGCGCATCTGAACAAGTCGCCTACACATACAAAAAGCTCGGCGGAGATGTCGTAGATATCGAACTTACTGCTGGAAATGTATATGCAGCGTATGAAGAAGCAGTTTTAGAATACTCTTATATAGTAAACATGCACCAGTCGAAGAATGTGCTATCAAGTCTTCTTGGGGCATCTACGGGAAGCTTCGATTCACAAGGCACACTGGTTAAAGATGATCCTTTATCGGGCTCAAGCCCCACAGATAGGGCTGTAGCGCTTAAATATCCCAAATTCACCATGGCATATGAGCGAAGGGTTTCGGACGCTCTAGCCACCCGTTCTGGGCTGGGCGGAGATATAACTGAATACTCAGGATCCTTTTCTACTGTTCCGAACAAGCAAGACTACGATCTGCAAGACATTATTGCATCAGCAACGGGAGAGCTATACTCTAGCAAGGTTAATTCTCCGGGCAAAAAAGTGCGAATTAAGAAAGTTTTCTTCAAGACCCCGCACTCCATGTGGAGATTCTTTGGCTATTATGGCGGAATCAACACTGTGGGGAATATGTCTTCTTACGGTATGTATGCGGACGATTCCACATTTGAATTAATTCCCGCATGGCACAATAAATTGCAAGCTATGCAGTTCGAAGACAATATCTGGACAAGAGTTTCGCATTATTCATATGAGCTTAAGAATAATAACCTTAGAATTTACCCAAAGCCGTCTGGGATCAGTCCTTCTAAAATATGGTTCCAGTTTACAGTAGAGGACAATCCTTGGGAGGAAGACTCTACAAGGCAAAACGGAACGCACGGTATTAACAATATGAACACTCTGCCTTTTGAGAATGTTCCGTTTAAAAACATCAATGCGATTGGTAAGCAGTGGATCCGCAGATTTGCTTTGGCGCTCACTAAAGAGATATTGGGCCAAGTACGCAGCAAGTTTGCATCTTTGCCAATTCCTGGCGAAGCTATAACTTTAAATGGCCCCGCGCTGATAACCGAAGGTAGAGAGACTCAAGAGAAACTTCGCGAAGAGTTGAAAACCATCCTGGATGAGCTTACTTATAATAAACTTATGGAGAAGGACGCCGGTATCGCAGACGCTACATTGTCGATGCAAGAAAAGGTTCCGCTTCCAATCATCGTAGGATAATGGGGGAAGTTTGAATGGCCGGAAACAAATGGAAACAACCAAGTCAGCCCCCTCCTCCGCTGTTCGCGGGTAAGAAAGAGCGAAACTTAGTCAAGCAAGTCAACGATGAACTCATAGAGAGGGTTATTGGCCAGCAAGTGGTCTATTATCCCATCGATATCGAGCGAACAAACTTTCACGACATATACGGGGAAGCAATTGAGAAGACATTCTTGCCTCCAGTCCGCGTACATGCTCTAATAGAGTTTGACGGCATACGAACAACAACGGGAAACTTAGGATTAGACAAAGATTCATCTATTGTCATACATTTCCACAAAAGAAGGTTAACCGAGGATCAAGATCTGTTTGTGAGAGAAGGCGACTTTGTTCGCTATGGCGACATCTTCTATGAAATCGTTAACTTGGCAGAGCCAACTCAAATATTTGGACAAATTGAGCACAAGATGGAAATTTCAGCGAAGTGTATTCGCTCTAGAGAGGGTATATTTGATGCACTATAGGAGAATAGCAAATGTCTAAGATGAAAGAATATGAATTAACTCCTTCAACTATCGAAACTATCGATCGGTCTTTATTTACATGGCTCAACGAAGAGATGAATATACACTCTACCACAAATAAAGGTTGGAAGAAAGTCCCCGTTCTTTGGCAATCGGCCGAGCGTGCATATCACATCAAAAATGACAAGGATCTAAGGGATTCCACCGGCGCGCTTAAGCTACCATTAATTTCCGTCGAGCGCGCAAGCATAACTAAAAGTCTCACAGACAAAGGAGGCCACTATGCAGCTTTACCAGAGAATGTTAATTATTCTACAAGCGATTTGACCTCAATCAAAGGAGGTGTGCGGCAAATCAACCGCAGAATCGAACAAAGAAAGACAGCTAACATCGCCAATGAGGCCATCGCAACCGTCGAAGGCACCACTGAGAGAACACTCAACTCCAAAACAGTGTATGAGTCGATACTGATTCCGCTACCTGTCTATATAAATGTGGTTTATAACATAGTTGTTCGTGCTGATTACCAGCAACAAATTAACGAGATAATTTCCACCTTCGTCACAAAACCAAATAGCTCAGGGATAAACTCAGTTGTTTTACGCGCCGACGGTCATTGGTATGAGGCATTTATTGATGGAAGTCACGCTGTCAGCAGCACCGCGAAAGATATGGGAGAAAGCGAGCTAACATACGAGGCAAAAATAAGCATAAAGGTATTGGGCTACATCCTAGGGTCGGACAAGAATGATGATAAGCCAAAGATTGCTGTTAAAGAAAATATTGTAGATATAAAAATTTCAAGAGAAAGAACGGCGGTGGGAGACATTAATCCCTATTTAGATACAGATGAGGATTATCGCGAATTTTAGCTTATTAGATATATGATGGAGAAACAGAAGAATTTTGGATTTTCAACAAACTAATAACTATTTACTAACGATAAAATAGTGTAACCATAACACTAAATGTGTAATTATTTATTAATGAGGAGATAACGCAGAATGTCAGTAAAAGGTTATCGGTTTGTGTCGCCCGGAATTTTTCTTAAGGAGATTGATCAATCAGTACTCGATCCCGCCCGTCCCGAACGAGGCCCAGTGGTCATTGGTCGATTTAAGTCAGGCCCCGCGATGCGCCCAATCACAGTCAGCAGTTATGCTGAGTTCGTAAAGGTTTACGGAGCCCCCCATGCCGGCGGATCCGGAGCAGATTCTTGGAGAGGGGACGCCCATGGCGGGCCTACTTATGCGGCATATGCTGTAGAGGCTTGGCTAGCCGCCGGAGTTGCACCCGCAACTATTGTGCGCCTTCTGGGAGAAGAGAACGCCAACGCTACCACAGCAGGTAAGGCCGGCTGGGATACGAAAAACTCCTCTGGCACTTCCGTGACGCATGTCTCGCCTACTGGCCGCGCTAATGCTTCGGCATATTCGACCAATGGTGGAGCCTACGGACTGTTTATTGTGCCGAGTAGCTCAGCCGGTATGACCGTTGCATCCAATGGCGCCGCAATCGAAGATGCGTACCCACTGATGACTGGCTCGTTAGCCGCAGTCTTTTACCTTACAGAAGGTTCGGTAATTCTTACCGGAGTTTCGCCATGTGACGGATCTACGGCAGCTTCCGGCTCCGCAGGAGTCATCAAGTCGGACAAGGACGCCGGCGTGCCAAACGCATTTAGAATTACAATCAAAAACTCGTCGGGAGCAACTGTTGAAGATCAGTTAGTACACTTTGAGCGAAACAGCACCAGTGCTACTGGTGATGCGCAGTATATTCGCGACGCTTTCAATACCGATCCCACTCTTACGAACGGCTCAGCAATCGTAGCTGCTGACCGCAAGACCTACTGGCTCGGGGAAACCTTTGAACAAATGGTCGAGCAGCAGATTTTAGCACACAGTAGCTCAGCTTGGCTTGGTCCGGATCAAAAGGGCGGCTGGCTCTCCAGTCATGTCTCCAGCGGTGTACGCTCTACTACAATCGGAGCGGCTGCCGGCAGCAAAACCCATGCAGATGCGCATGAACATGCCGTAGCCCAAGGCCATTTCGCCAGTGCCGGCGGCCAGCTTGGAATCATTCTTGGCCTTGGAAACTCCAATGCCGAATGGCAACAGCATCGCGAAAGCTATGCCGATGGCAAGACAGGATGGTTTATTGCGCAGGATACCGGCGTTGCGACCAATTACAACGCTCTTGACGCTCAAAAGTTGTTCCGCTTCATCGGCCGAGGACACGGCGAGTGGCTCCAAAACAACATGAAGGTTTCAATCGAGAACATTCAGCCGTCCAACAATAGCACTTACAGATACGGCACATTTGATGTTGTGTTGCGTCACCTTGATGCAAAGGATACTGCCAACAATGCTGTTGAAATTTTCTCTAAGTGCAATTTAGACCCCGATTCTCCAAGCTATATTAAGCGCAAGATCGGAGACAAGTACGAAGAGTGGGATGCTCAAGCTCCAGGTGGCGCACGCATGCGCACCTATGGCACTTACGACAACATGTCGGATTATATCCGTATTGAAATGAATACTTCTGTTGACAATAAAGCAACTCCAGCAAACCTTGTTCCATGGGGCTTTTACGGGCCGCCAAGATTTAAGGGCTTCGGCTTGGTAGATGGCTCTGTCACCGGCATTCGAGCAATGGACGCCTCGACCGCATATGCAGATGCTTTTGTGGAAGCTTCGGGAGCGATCCCGGATTACATGCATGGCCGATCCGCCAATGCAGCATATGTCAGCAATTACGCTGCAGCCACCGGCTATGATGTTCCAACTGCTGGCTCGCCAGAAGTTAACCTTCAAAGCGCAGGTACCTCTGCGGTATATAAATCCAATCACGCTTTCCGCTTCCCGGCGCCCAAATTGGTACATATTGCAGATGTAAACAGCGATGCGCACCACGGTCACTTTGGTGTCGACTGGTCGCAGATGAGCGACATTTACAAGGATAAGCCATCTTATAAGCTAGACCCAAGTTTGAAAGATGTGCTTCGTCGTTTGCCGGCTTATTACGCAGGTGGCATGGATGAACCATTTGCCAACAACATGGAGTACTCTTGGATCTTCACGCTGGATGATGTACAGCTTGAGTTTGCTGCAAACGCAAGTAGCAAGCAAGCCGTTCGCGCATACCATGTTTCGGGCTCAAGACAGGAGTCTAATACTGAGGCAGGTACCGCCCGCCCGCATATTCGGCCCGACTTTGGACTCCAAAGCTGGACAGCAGCTTCGGGTTCTCTGAAAGGAGCGCAGTCTCTTATCAAGTTTGGGTACAACAAGTTTACTACCGTGTTCCACGGCGGGTCTGACGGATTAGACATTCAAGAGATTGAGCCTTTCCGGAATACCTACTTAGACGATGCTAGCGGAGCGCGCACGGGCAACTATGCCTACAACACCGTTGAGCGCGCCCTTGAAACCGTTAGCGATCCTGAATATGTAGAGTACAATCTGCTGGCCATGCCAGGAATCACGGAGCAGAACCTTACCCTTAAGGCAATTCAGACCTGCGAAGCCCGAGCAGATGCGTTAGCAATTATCGATGTCGACGGCGGCTATGTTCCCTATACGGAGAGCACTGCAACCGAAAAAGCACGCAGAGGTTCGGTAACGACTATCGTGAGCAACCTTGAGGCTCGCGAACTTGATAGCAGTTACGGATGTGCATACTATCCTTGGGCTCAGGTGCGGGACACGCGTACCGGACAAAGAGTTTGGATGCCGCCTTCTGTAATTGGTCTTGGTACCATGGCTGGTTCGCAAGAAAAGTCTGAGATTTGGTTTGCACCCGCAGGCTTTAATCGCGGAGGTCTCACTAGTGTAGGCAACCAAGCCGGCGCAGCAGGCCTTAAGGTTCTTAATGTCAAAGAGCGTTTAAGCACCAAAGATCGCGACGATCTCTACGAGCAGAGCATCAACCCAATCGCTAAGTTCCCATCTGAAGGAATTGTAGTGTTTGGTCAGAAGACGCTGCAACTACAGCAGTCTGCTATGGACCGAATCAATGTCAGAAGATTACTTCTGTATGTTAAGAAAGAGATCTCGATTATCGCGGCCTCTACGATTTTTGAGCAGAATATCCAAGTTACCTGGGACTCGTTTAAGTCTAAGGCTGATGCATTCCTCGCGGATGTGCAGTCAAGATTTGGTTTAACCGACTTCTTAGTTAAGGCTATGGATGATGAAACTGCGAGTCCTTCCGGAGTCGGAACGGTGACGGACGATTTGGTTGATCGAAACATTATGTACGCTCAGATTTACTTGAAGCCTGCGCGCGCAATTGAATTCATCGCTATTGACTTCATTATCACAAGAAGCGGAGCGTCTTTTACAGACTAAAAACATAGTTGATTACTATATAACAATAGACTAGGAGAAACTTTTAATGTCAGCAACTTTTTGGAGAAACGCATCGCAAGAGCCCAAGCGTGCGTACAGATGGTATATCGGATTTGAAACCTTGGGCAGCGCTGGAGGTAGCGCTCTGCAATATGCATGCAAGCGAGTTGACCGACCTTCCATTTCGGTTTCGGAGACGGAGCATACTTACATTAATCATAAGTTTTATTATCCCGGTCGAGTTGAGTGGTCTGAAGTGTCTGTTTCTTTCGTTGATACTGTAGGTGCAGATGGTGCCGCAGATATTTTCTTAGAAATGCTCAAAGACGCAGGATATACGGTACCCACCGCTGCAGATGCGCAGTCCTCTAACCTTCACACGCTTGGAAAAGATAGTATGCACACTCAATTAGGAGATGTGTACCTTTATATGGTCAACGCAGAAGGAGTTCTGCACGAAAAATGGACTCTTCGTAATGCCTTCTTTAAGAGTGTCAGACTCTCTGGCTTGGATTACGGAAGCGACGAAATGTTAACTGTTGATACTTCGATTCGTTATGATTACGCCACTTATGAGCGTTCTGGTGAGGCAGCCGACGGCACCTCATCTACCTTAGCCGACACCAGCCTTTGGGCAGAAAGCGAAAGCGGCTAATATATCAATTTAATAATTAACAAGTTACGACAATATGATAGACTTGTTGTATAACCATCAAACTGAGGTATAAATGGCTAGAAAAAATAAGGAGCGCATGAAAGCTGCGACTCCAGAGGTGGCGGCTCAAGTTACTCCGCCGGAAACCAATACAGCGCAGGGCGGCGGCTTGTCCTTTGTTGTTCCTACGGAATTTGTAGAATTGCCCAGCAAGGGTGCATTTTATAGCGCTGATCATCCGCTTCACAATCAAGAGGTGATTGAAATTCGCCACATGACAGCGAAAGATGAGGATATTCTAACCTCAAGAGCGCTCTTAAAGAAAGGCTTGGCGATCGATCGCTTGTTGCAAAACATTATAGTTAATAAAAATATTGATGTTGATAGTCTCTTAGTTGGAGACAGAAATGCAGTGCTGGTAGAGACTCGGATTCACGCCTACGGGCCCGAGTATAACACCCGGGCAGGATGCCCAGCTTGCGGAGCAAACTCAGAAAATATATTTAATTTAACAGAAGTTGGGACTTCTTCGGGCGAGTGGGCAGACATGAATGTTGAGGGTCCGACAGCCAACAACACTTTTTTGATTACTTTGCCCAAAACTGGCCTGCAAGCAGAGGTTAGACTTTTAACCGGTGCAGACGAAAAGCAACTACTTAGAATTATAGAAAACCGCAGGAAAAATAAACTTTCTGAAACTCCTGTAACGATGCAGATGAAACAATTTGTGGTTTCTATCGACGGACACACCAACAGAACTGAACTGAATAGTTTTATTGATAATATGCCGACTTTGGATGCTCAATATTTGCGCGTTGCTTATAACGCCGTTGTGCCAAACATAGATATGACTCTACCGTATTCATGTGGGGAGTGCGGGACGGACTCTCGACTGGAGGTTCCGTTTACAGCGGAATTTTTTTGGCCTAACCGATGAATACATGGCCGGAGTATATGAAGAGTTCTTTCTACTCAAATATCACGGCGGCTGGAGCCTATTTGAATCGTATAATTTGCCAATAGCGCTTCGAAGATGGTTTGTGGAAAGGCTAGCCAAACAATTTGAACAAGAGAATGAACAAATTAAAGAGGCACAAGCGAAATCTAAATCTGGCGGAAGATAAGGTCAATTATCGAGTGGACGAAAGCTGGGAGAGGAAACTTTTCCAGCTTTTCTTATGCGCATAACTAATTATTTTTGGAGAACAATCGATGAGCAAAGCAGAACTAAACGAAGACAAATTAAATAAGGTCGTTATTGACCTCGACGCTGCCAACAACGGTACGCTTGAGGAAGGGGGATTCTTAAGAATGTTTGGCTGGGCTGTGGAGAAGATCTTAGGCCATATGTTCGGCGGTTCAGGGGCGATTCCAGTTCAAGTACGCGGAAACCCATCGCAAGTTAATGCATTTGCGAATACTCTGGCTAACGAAAAGAGGTATATGGACTCTTGGCGCCAATTTGGCTTAGACGATCCCAGGACATATAGAAACAAAGCCAACTTAGATAGTGCCGTGGGTAAATTTGAGAGACTGACCGGTCTAGATTGGCCTTTCGAATAGGATATAGGAGAACTAATAGGTGGCTGAGAAGGGACCGACAAAAGGTGAATTAAGAACTCTAGAAGAGTTTAATGAAGCTCTTAAGATAATGGAGACGAATGCTAAATCGGCAGCCGTCGCCAATTCACAGATGGCCTCCGCAACAAAGGGGACGGCCCAGGCAGTAGAGTATCAAAACCGCGCGATGAAAGCCTTAATCAAGGGGCAGCAAGATCAGATAACCCTGATAACGAAAGCAATGCAGGCTAACCAAGGCAATCAAGCAGCGCTGGATTCGCTCTCGCAGGAATTAGTTAATGCTACTAAAAAGCTAGAAGAGTACAACGACAAGCTTGAAGCGCAGAGCACGGTCAACAAGGCTGCAGCAGATGGACTAAGAGATCTTAAGGGAATGCTTGGAATCAATGCTGACGCCACTTCGAACTTTGTTTTTCAAATGGCGGCGTTAACCAACAAGTTGGCTACCTCTGAGAAGAAATTTCTCACGATGAAAAATGCCATGAGTGCTGCATCTGCCGCGATGAATACAATGTCCAACTATATGGAGCAGGCTTTCTTGGTAATCTTGAAGAAGGGCTGGGACATAGTTGTTGGCATCAACGAAGCTCAGGCTAAATTTGCACAGACGATTGCACTAACCGGAAACGAATTAGACAGCTATAGATCTCAAATTTCTGCTGTCACCTATGAGAATTTGAGAGCAGGTACTTCGGCAGATCAGGTGGGCGAGGCGTACTCCTCGCTCTACACTACGGTAACTCAGTTTAGCAGAATGAGCGCTCAACAACAGCAGGCTATGGGTGAAACTGTATCGTTATTAATGCAAACCGGCACTTCAGCGCAGGACGCAGCACAAAGCATGCAGATGCTTAACAAAGTCATGAACCAGACCGGAGCACAGCTATCAGAATCTGTACGACAACTGCAGGCTTTTGCCCAAGCACTTAGAGTTCCTCCCGCGATCGTACAGAGGGATTTTGCAGAGATGAGCATGGATCTAGCAGTTTATGGAGATAAGATGATTAGTGTCTTCCAGGGCTTGCAAGTCCAAGCGAAGAACACCGGCTTATCCATGAACCAATTAATGCAGATCACGGGACAATTTGATACTTTCTCTGGCGCCGCTGAAGCAGCTGGCCGATTAAACGCTGTTCTTGGTCGCGACTTATTCAACTCGTTAGATATGTTGTTGACTGTAGATCCAACTGAGAGGTTTAGAAAACTAAGAGAAGGAATCCTACAAGCCGCCGGCGCATTTGAAGAAATGGAGTACTATGAAAAGCGAGCAATTGCTTCAGCAGCAGGCCTCCAAGGGGTTGGGGAGTTGGCGTTGCTGATGTCTGGTCGACTGGAGCAAGGCTCGCAAGCTATGGGCGAACAAGCAATGACGGCCGAACAGCTTGCCGATCAGCAGATGACGCTGATGAGCCTGCAGCAAAAATGGAGTGCGACCCTTGCTCGCCTCGCACCGCAATTAGAATCTTTAATGGGAATGTTAATCAGGTTAGTCGACTGGGTTGCAGATAACGCTGAAAAGTGGCGCTCTTGGGCACCGATTATTGCCGGAGTCTGGGTTGCGATGAAGGTCGGAGCAGCTATTATTCCGATGATACAGACCGGCTTGATGGCATACACGGCAGCAACCACCGCAGCAACCACCGCAACCACGGGGCTTAGCTTAGCGCTGACTGTAGGTACCGGTGGAGCAATAGCGCTGGTGGCCGGCCTGGGGATGCTTGCAGCATCCCTGTTCAAGCCCCAACATTCTCCAGACTTACTTACAGGTCTAGGCGCAATGCCCTCTAGAATGAACCGTAACGCCTCTGCAGCCCGTCAGATGGCCAGCGGCATGGAAGCCCTTGGAAGAGCAGCTGCGCCCGTTGGAGGCGCCGTTGCGGGCAGTCTAGGAGCACTGCAACAATTTGGCAATATTGACACACGCAACATGAATCTTGTCGCCGACGCAATTCGCAATATTGCAAGAGCCTTGAATCAAGTGGATGTTGGCAAGTCGCTCGAATTCCGTTCTTCTATAAACACTTTTGCCAGCCAGCAAGTTTCGCAAGTTGTTAATGCGGCTGTAAAACTAACCAGAGACGATGTGCAAATGGTTTCGGATCTTGTCGAGCAGGCGAACAAGTTGGCTGTTGCTAGCACTGTATCAAATGGTGATGAGTTAAGCTCTCTTGTCCGAGCCGTCGCCCAGATTGCTCAATCTTCTCGCGCAGTCGCTTCGTCAGTTGCAGCCGGCGGAGGAGGTCCAGAAAATGTGGAAGTTACGCTTAAGATGGCAGGCTCTACTCTGGCCAGGCAAGTTGTTCCGATTGTCAACTCAGAGATGAGACGACAAGTGAAGAACGCTGCTGGTTAAATCGAATTAATTTTGCTGTTATCTATTTAATATACTATGGCGATACATCTAGTCCCAAAATTTTTAAACATTTCATGCACCTTGGTGGTGGTACACGACCATTTGTTGGGCTGGGATCGGACCACTGGGGAGTGGCTTAACGGTTCGGAGGATATGAAACATTTTCCTTACGGACTTGATATATCTACATCTCCAAATATTAACAGCTCAATGAGAGATTCCAATAGCGGCGATGTAACGGCCGCCGGAACGGATTATAATACCACCGATCACGGCGACACATATGGCGGCATGAACAAGAGTCGTAA